TGTCTATCTCTTTCAGATACAATAGACATGACGGATCGTGTTGGTGCTCCACTTACAACCGTTGCTCTTGTTTGTAAAGCAGCGGTCGATACTTCAAGTGGATCCCATTCATATGTTTTACCATTTTTAACGGTTGCAATAAGTTTTTGTCCAAAGTGATCTAATGACCATGATGCAGGATCTAATAATACTGATGTCGATGTTGATGCTTCTCCCCATGCAGTATAAAATTCTACTGATGAGCCATCAGCATGAGCCGAACGTGTTCCTGCTACATCTCTAGTAATCCCTGTTAAGTCATTAACAGATATTCCAGTGTAAGAAATAAATTCTGCTCCAACTTTAATTGTACCTGATGTTGGAAAGCCAGTTGTAGATGTAAGTGTAATAGAAGACCCCACACCCCCTGTACCATTGGTATCATCTAGTAAGGCACCATTTAAAGTAGAGATAATTCCAGATGCTCCACCAAAGGTTGAGGTACCCCAACCGTAGCCGTAACTTTGTGTAAGTGGTCCTGGTTTAATGTATGGATTAACTGTTGCAGCTCCACCTGCAGAAACAGTTGCTGTTGCAGCAGTTGCCATAGTAATTGTAAATGTGTCGTTTGTTGGAACAGTAATTACTTCAAAAGTATTGGTTTCGAAGTCCGCATCTACATATCCTGCTCCTGGTGTTGTTACCGATGTAAATGTAAAAAGGTCTCCTACAGATAATCCATGAGCCACTTTGTTTACAGTAACTGTGGCTGAAGTATCGGTAGTATCAAAAGTAATTCCTGTAATAGCAGTGTCTAAAGGAGTGATATCGTAAAAGGCTCCCTCGTAATATATTACCAAAACTTTATTAGTACCGAGAGCTGCGTATCTTCTTCCATCTAAGTCTGCCCAAACAAGCTGTTCTCTCACAGCTCCAGCTAAGGTATTTGAAATTATTTGTTGCCAACCCCCTATTTTTTCGGGTAGTCCATATCTAAACCGAACAAAATCACCATCAGTCCACTGTCCTTCAGCTCCTGTTGCGGTTACTTGTTTGTTAAATCCCGGTCTTATTTGTACATTTGTTAAAGGCATGGTTAATTATAACATGCTAAAATAAGTAAATCTATTATTTGAGTTTAACTTCTGAATCTTTAAATGTTACTTTTTTTTCAAAATCTGGATTTAATTCTTTATATTTAATATGTATATCAGTCACAATTTTCATCAGATGGTTAACAAAATGTCTTCCGTCTTCATAAACAATGGTTACTTCTCCTTTTTCCTTAATAAGCTTTCTTTCATCTTGGTTAAAAACAATTTTACATGCATTACCAGTCCATACAAATTTCATATTTTTCTTGTTCCTAAATTTTCTCTTTTATCATATTTATATTCAATAAATTTACCATTTTCTTCAATATAGTGAAAAAAAATTTGCAAAGCATAATCTCCAACATATTCCTCTCTCCAGTGTTCTACTTTTGCTCCATAATATAAAATTCCATCACCTGGTTTAATTAAAACTTTTTCCCCACCAATAAATATTGGCCACTCTATATCTGATTTTACATTAACAGTAACTGTTATCTCACAAGAGGGTCTATCAATGTGTTTTCGTAAACTTGAAAACTTTTTGTAAAGCCTCCAATAACTATAAGTTTCAATAAATTTTAAATTAGCAGCTTTTTCAAATTTTTCTTTTTTAGAAATTAATAAAGAATCGGTAATCATATCACCATAACTATAAGTTTCTCCTAAACTTTTTGCTTCAAAATTTGTTATATTAACTTCGTTAAATAATTTTACATAATTAAAAAATAAAGTTCTTTCATCTTTGGATAAAACATCTTTAATGTATATATATTTTTTTAAATCAACCATGCAACTATTGTAAACCTTGTTCCTTTCGTTACTTCTGTAGCTTGATGAGGAAATAAATAATTACTTGGCCAAATCACAACTTTACCTACTTCAGGTTTTACATCCAAAATCATTTTTTGCGTAATTGGATCAAAAAATTGTAAATGGCCTCCCTCGTAGTCATTGTTTAAAAAAACAATTGCTGATATTTCTCTGAAATGTTCTTTACAATTGTCGTGATGTTTTTTATAAAAACCACCTTTAATATATTTTAAAAGTGTTATGTTTACAACTCTTGAAAGATTTAAATTAATTTTTTTACTTTTTAAAAAATAATTTGCATGATTAGCTAAAAGACTAACTAATAAATTATGCCAATTTGTTTCTGTTAAGTTTTTTTTCCTAGTAAGATCGTAATTTAAAGCTGATCTTATATTTTTTTCTACAACTCCTCCTTTACCACTAGCTACTTTCGCATCTGTAAAATTTGGAACATCATGAAAAGTTCTTAAAAATGCTGAAACTTGTGTTGAACTTAGTAATTTAGATTGTTGTATATAATTTTTTAATTCCATTTTGTTTTATTCCAATAACAATTTCTGTATGTGTTCCATAAATGTTTTAAAATTTTTAATCTATTTTCTAAAAAATTACTAGGTTTATTTTCAACCATATTTAATTTCCAATTGTCTCTTTTAAAAGGAATTATTTGAACATAAGGAGTTCCTCTTTTTATAGTTGTTTCTAGATTTGGATATTTATAACCATTAATTATTATTGGAAAATTAATATTAGATGGAAAAGTATCAGTGTTAACAATCCCAGAAATAATTTCAAATCTATCATCATTGTTGTTTAAAGGAGAGGTAAATAAACACGAATATCCAGGAGGAGTTTTTATAATAAAAGGATTTAATATTTTATAAAAAGGTAAATTTTTATTTTTTTGGTGATAAGGACATTCTTCTCCAAGTTGGAGTGGTGAATGTATTTGTGGATGAGAGGTATTTAAATTCAATCCTTTATCTAGTAAATATGCATAATCAAAATCGTGATATGAACATCTAAATATAGAATCTAATTTATTTTCTTTATTTAAAAAATTATGTTTAATGTAAAAATCTTGAGGCATTTTGAGTATGTAGCCTGAGGTCAAAGTTTCAAGAAAAGGTACACAACTTTTTATAGTTTTTTTTTCAAAATCTGTTTTTAATTTTTTAAACCAATCAGGTAAATTGTTTTTTGTTGGTATTGGAAAAACATCTTCTAACAAACTTTTAGATTCTTTTGGATAAAGAAATTCTATAATTTTATTATTCATAAATGCTTATTAACATTTTAAGAATAAAAATAAAGTAAATTACACTCTAAATTCTTGTGTGGATGGAACATTAGTAATTCCATTTTTCATCAAACAATCTACCCAATTTTTTCCACTTATTGGAAAAGTCAAACTATTTATATTTATAGACTGAAGTATATTTAAATTGGTAGTCCAAATAGAAGGAGGGTTTTCTGTGGCTCTTATAACTCTACTCATTTTATTTATTGTTGCTTCTAATTTAGATTGAATATCTTCTTTCGAAAAATCTTGATCTACTGAAACAGAATCTATTAGAATTGTATTTAAAGGGGCTTTTTCTGTAAAATATTTTTCCCCTCTTATGTAAGAGATGTAATCTGAATCTGTCATTTCTTCAAATGAAGTAATATTTTCAAAATTATTTATCCAATAATTTTTAGAATCTAAATCTTCACATATACTATTAAAAGAGTTGTCATGATTTTTTAAAATATATTTAGCCACAATTAAACACCTCCATTATCAAAAATAATTACTTGGCCTTCTTCTCCGGGATTTCCTACATTCCCGCCTTGACCCATTTCAAGAAAATTTCCAAGTATTGAAGTACCAGTTATATCTGAAGCTGCTCCTGGAACACTTCCTGGATTACCAGGATTTCCTGGAAAACTTTGAAAACCATTTCTATTAGGCCCGCCTCCGCCATTGCCTCCATTTGCAATTGCCAACACACCAGCTGCTCCTACGTTTGAGGCGTTACCTGGTTGTCCATTAGCATCAGGAATGCCCCCAGGACCTGAATCTCCCTTCAACCCTCCAGTTCCAACAGCAAATGGGTATGGTGTACCTCCAGTTACAGGTGAATAAAAGAAACCGTAGCCACCGTCTCCGCCTGGTGCGGCAGGGTCTCCAAGTCCAGGGTTAACAACTCCGCCACCACCCCCGCCACCAGCTATGTAAATTGATGCATTGTTAGCAGCTGGATTAGCTGTATAAGTTCCTGAAGCACCTCCAACTACGCTTCCAGCTTTAATAATATCGTTTGCAAAAACTCCACCAGAACCACTTGATGCAGCAGTTAATCTTCCTTGAGCATCTACTGTAATTGTTGCAGCAGTGTAAGAACCCGCGACAACTGCAGTGTTTGAAAGTTGATCTGGACCAACCGCATCGTTAGCTATTTTAGCCGATGTAATTTGAAGGTCTGAAATTTTTGCACTAGTAATTGCGTTGTCCGCAATCTTTGCAGTTGTTACTTGATTTGCAGAAATCTTTGCACTTGTAATTGCATTATCATCAATTTGTGCTGTAGCAATTGTTCCACCTAAAGTGTTTAATGCTATTTCATTTAAATTAGTTCCATCAGAATAAGCAGCAACGATTGCAGCTTCACCTGCAGTGAAACCTGTTCCTGAAACTGTTTTGATTGTTAAATTAGTTACACCTGTTACAGCAGATAAATCAATAACATAAAATTTTTCAATTCCATCTGGAATAGTTACAGTTGATGCAGTTGTTAAAGTTCCTGTAAATTTAAGAACCATGTTTCTTGCATTAGAGATAGCTTTATCTGTCATTGCAAGAGCAACAGTTCCACCATCAGAAAGTGCTACTGATTCAAAACCTGCGATTGCTTGTTGAATTAAATTTAAGTTGTTGTTTGTATTATCACCCCATGTACCAGCGTTTTCGCCAGTGACCATTAGTTCGAGTTTTAGATCTGTTGAATAACTAGATGCCATAAATTTTGTCTCCTAAATAATTATAATTTTACCTTAATCATGCAGCTAAATCAACCTCTGTCCATACATTAGCAACTCCAGGATCGACTTCTTGCCATGAAGTTACCGCTACAGAACCTACAGAAATACTAGCTGAAATTCCTGTAACAGTTACATTTGCTACTCCAGTAGCTGTAACAGAACCTACAGAACCTGTCAATTCTATGCCATCAACAGGGTATTTAGATGCCTGTTCTGCTTGACCTGCGGTAGCCGTTAATTCTTGTCCTGTTACAGGTTCAATAGTAGACTGAATTAAAGATATATCTCCTATAGTCATTGAAGCCGAAATACCAGTAACAGGTACATCAAGTCTTGGTTCTGGAATTACTTGACCTTCTGAGAAGGTTGCTTGGAATAACGTATCATCTGCAGATTTAATAACAGTTGATCCATTAGCTCCATCAAAGTGAAGTAAGAATTCTGTATTAGAATCAAATGAAAAAGCTTGAGTTGGTTCGGTAAAACTTGAACCCCCGTATCTTGCAATATCTGAAACTCTAAACTCATCTATGTAACCATTAAAATCACCAAAGCCATTTTCACCAATACTGAATGGACCATTATCTTGTTTATTAGCTGTAGTAGCTGTATCTTCTAAAGTTCCATTTTTATATAGTCTGTGAGTGTTGCCTTCTCTTTCATAAGACAACATAGTCCATTCATCTGCATTAACAGTAACTGAAGAAGTAATAATTGTTGATGGAGTTACAGTCCAATAAACTGTGTTACCTAGTAAATAAGATTGTTCTGTTGTGCTTGTTCCTGATTGCCAAATACCTTTGTAACCTGTAACGTTGTCAGGTCTAATCCAAACATCAACTGTAAAATCACCAGAGCTTAAATCTAAATTAGTTGTTGTCTCAACATAATCATCTGTACCATCTAATAATAAAGAAGATGATCCAAATTTAGCTTGTGCAGTTGAAAGTTTTGCATTTCCTTCGGCAGTAAAATTAAATAAAGGTTCTTGGTTAGTTGGTTCAACTAAAGCATCACCTGTGATATCTGCAATAGTTCCAATTTCAGCATCTAACTGATCTTCTGAAGCTAATACAAATATGTCTTGGTCAATTTGAATTGAGAATGAAGGATTTGCAAAAGTAGATGTTAATTCTGATCCTGTCACATCTACAACTACATCTGTAAATGCAGTTTCATCTCCAATAGAAGATGTTAATGAAATACCATTTAACTGAACTGAGTATGCATCACCCCAAGCTAAACTTCCCCAAGCATCTCTACCCCAACCCGCACCAATTAAAAATTGATCATCAATAGTGACTGCACCTGGTGTTGTAGTTAATTGTGAGCCAGTTACATTTTGTTGAATACCTCTTGCAATATCTTCCTCTCCCATAGAAAGATTTGCTTGAATACCGGTGACTGGTGTATCGGCTGATGCACCTGCAACAGCTCCTGCGTTTGTAAATGTAAGTTGAGATCCTGTTACATCAACATTTGCGTTAGCTACAGTTGTTGATGAACCTATAGATGTAGTTGATGATATACCACTGACTGAGACGGTTTCGTCAGATAGGTCTCCCCAATCTGATGCTCCCCAAGTTTTATTACCCCATCCAGTGGCCATATCATTTTATATCCTTAATTATGCAATTCTTAAGATTGCAGCAGAAGTTGTGAATGCAGGGAACTGGATTGTAAATGTTCCAGAAGTTGCAGTCTTGTCTCCACCGAAATCTAATACAGCAACTGCTTCAGTAGTACCTGTACCACCGTTAGTTGTTGTATTGTAAATTAAAGCACCTCTTGCTGTTAGTGTAACACCTGTAAAAGATAAATCAGCAAAGTCAGTAATAGCGACTCCTGATGAAACTTTAACACCTTGGTTTACTAAAGCTTTACCACCTGCAGTGTAACCTGCTGGTGAAGATACTTCTGATGTTGTAGCGTAGTTAGTAGTTGATTCTCCTAAAACAGCAGAAGAGTCATACATTGCTAATTTAAATGTATCTCCACCTGCTGAATCAAAATCATGCTCACCAGCTAACAATTGCTTTTTAAATGAATTGCAAATTGCGTTAGTTGTAATAGCCATAATTGTTCTCCTTTAAAATTACGTATTTGGTGATGGTGAAGGTATCTTAATTCTT